TCTTATTCGAAATCGTAGTATCCCTTCTTACTCATCTTCTCTCTTTTCTACCCTGGTCGGCGCTCAGTTGTCTTATCGTCAAATGGTTAAAAATTCCTCTTCACCTACTCCGCGACTTCGTGGCGCGGCTACGAATGCGGCGCCGCGTACGTTACGTACGCGACCGCGCCGTAATCGCGCTCCGCGTCGCCAAGCAGATATGCCTACAGCTATTACTTCTGTTGCTGCTGCTTATGGCACTACTATTTCTGGCGGTCCACCCGGTATCAAGCGTTCTGCTAATGGCGGCATGCAAGTTACTGGGTCTGACTGTATTGGATTAGTAACTAGTGCGAACTTTTCTGACTTTTTTATATCGTCAGTAGTTCCATTACACCCAGCGTTTTGGACTGGGACTTCTATTGCGACTTATTGTCGCTCAATGTCTAAGTATCGCTTTCGCAAGCTTGTCATTGAGTATGTCCCGGCTGTTCCTACCTCAGAGCAGGGCTCAGTTGTCGTTACGACTACTAAGACTGTTCTTGAGCCAGTGCTTAACGCATCAAGTACCGTTACCTTCGTCGCCACCGCGATTGCAACAGGTTTCGGCCAACTCACGCCAATCTGGAAAGGCTCTGTCGTTCCAGCCCATCTTGATGAAATTTTTCGACTCACCGATCCTTTCACGTCTGTTGACGTTGATGACCAAATCCTTGGGGAGGTCATCGCCTATTCGCAATCTGCGACCTCAGCGGTAGCTGGCTATTTGTTGGCGCATTATGTGTGCGACTTCATAGAGCCATCCTACACATTACACTCAACCTTTATTCCTGTTCCTGCTGGTCTTGCGGGAACTGCGACTTGGACTGATAACGCAAATGAAGTGGCTGGCGCCGCTCTTATCGTTGTCCCTACCACTGGTATTAACCCACCGTCGGGTACGGCTGTGGATGGTACGGTTTTCCGTATGATCCTTGACGTAGATGCGACGGTTTTGGCTACTGGTGTTACTGCTAGTAATGTCCTTCAGGTCACCAATCAAGTCTTTTCTGCAACCGTCACTGCTAGTTTTAATACTCAGTCTCTGGTTATACAGAATGGTCAGTCGATGTATGGTAACCTTGTCGCTGGTAAGTTGTATATGTATAACTCTTTTGATAATGCCGTTGCTGGCACTGGTCAAGGGTTGTTGTCATACGCTAGTACAGTGTCTTTTAAAACTGTCTGGTCCTTTTGGATGTATCCTTTGCGGATGGGCCAACGTCTCATCTCTGTGCAATTGTAGTTATTCTTCACTTTGTTGTTTGATTTAAACCGTAATGTTTTAAAACTATGTAATTAGCCTTGAGGAAGGCTTTGTATAAAACCTACACAATTTCTTTATTGTTATTTGATTTAAAACCTATCTTTCATATAAAACCGTAAACATTATAAAGCAACCAACTAAAAATTATATTCCAGGTTTCCGAGACCTGATGGCGGTAAACGAAAACAGTTAAAGAGTATCCTACAGAGGATCTAAAATATACTAATGACTACCCTTCCACACCTAAAATGTACTCTGCCTTG